GGCAGGCCCGGAGGGCTGGAGGAGGTCGAATCCGGCCCTCGGTATCACGGTCGGCATCGACAAGGTACAGGCGGCTTGCGATTCGGCACGGCAGAATCCCGCCGAGGAGAACAGCTTCCGACAGCTTCGTCTGAATCAATGGGTGAAGCAGTCCGTACGGTGGATGCCGATGGACAAGTGGGATGCGTGTGCCGCTCCTGTTGACGCTGAGTCCTTGGATGGTCGTGTCTGCTACGGCGGTCTTGACCTTTCCTCGACGATGGACATTACGGCATTTGTCCTCGTGTTCCCTCCGACGGAGGAAGATGAGCCGTTTGCCGTGCTTCCGTACTTCTGGATTCCCGAGGAGAATATCGACCTGCGTGTGCGGCGCGATCACGTTCCGTATGACGTGTGGAAGAAGCAGGGCTTTCTTATGACCACAGAGGGGAATGTTGTGCATTACGGATTCATCGAGGCGTTCATCGAGAAATTGGGCGAGAAATACAACATCCGAGAGATTGCCTTTGACCGATGGGGCGCAGTGCAGATGGTGCAGAACCTCGAAGGAATGGGCTTCACCGTCGTCCCTTTCGGGCAGGGCTTCAAGGATATGAGTCCGCCGACGAAGGAGCTAATGAAGCTGACCTTGGAAAAGAAAATAGCGCACGGCGGGCATCCCGTCCTGCGCTGGATGGCAGACAACATCTTCATTCGCACCGATCCTGCGGGCAACATCAAGGCGGACAAGGAGAAGTCCACGGAGAGAATCGACGGTGTAATTGCGCTCATCATGGCACTGGATCGTGCGATCCGCTGTGGGAATGATACGTCGGAATCGGTGTACGAGAGTCGCGGCATATGGGCATTTTAGGGCGATTGTATACGCACATATGGCCTTGCTATTTCTGTGATAGTACGGGAATATACACATACCGAAAGGGAAAACCGAAGAACCAAGAAACGGAGGAAAAGAAAATGAACAAGCAGGAAATCGCCAAGATCATCGAGAGCAAGGCTGCCGAGTACGGACTCAAGATGCAGGAAAACACGATGGGCTGGGTAAACGAGAGCAACCACGACAGCTACATCCGCATCGAGGTTCGCAAAGAGAGGGATTGTGACAAGACGGATTGGGAAGCCCGCAAGGTTTTCTGGGACATCAAAGCCAACGCCGGCATTTGCCAGATGGGCGGAAATCCAACGCCGGAGGAACTTTTGAAAGCCGCCGACGAGATTGCGCGGGGGGCAAGATTCACAGCCGCAATCAACAGCATGGAGCTTTCCTGCATCGAAAACTTCTAAACCGAAATGAGGGAGCGCCGCTCGGAAGGGCGGCGCTTCTGCTATCATCTTTTGAAATGGAGGTTTCCATGAACCTATTCAGCAAACTCTTCCGTTCGCGGGACAAGCCCAAGAATCATCTTGGCGGCTTGTCCTTTTTGTTTGGGCAGACGGCGGCGGGCAAGGCGGTCAACGAACGGACGGCAATGCAGACAACGGCGGTCTATGCCTGTGTGCGTATTCTCGCCGAATCCATCGCGGGACTGCCGCTTCACGTCTACATCTACAAAGGACAGGGCAAGGAGCGCGTGCCGGAGCATCCGTTGTACTTCCTGCTCCATGATGCGCCGAATCCCGAGATGACCTCCTTTATATTTCGCGAAACAATGATGAGTCACCTTCTTCTGTGGGGGAATGCTTACGCACAAATTTTGCGGGATGGCAGGGGGCGTGTTCTCGGACTTTATCCTCTGCTCCCAGACAAGATGGAGGTCAGCCGTGACAGTCGGACAGGTGAACTCTACTACACCTACACCAGAAGCACGGAGGAGAATCCGAATTTTGCGGACAAGGGGCAGATTCGGCTACGGCGTGAGGATGTGCTGCATATTCCGGGACTTGGATTTGACGGCTTGGTCGGCTATTCTCCCATTGCTATGGCAAAGAATGCCATCGGGATTGCACTTGCGACCGAGGAATACGGTGCGGCATTCTTCAAGAACGGAGCGCGTCCGGGTGGCGTACTCGAACATCCGGGTGTCCTCAAAGACCCGTCGAAGCTCCGTGAGAGTTGGCACGCCGTTTACGGCGGCACGATGAACACGGGCAGGATTGCTGTTCTTGAGGAAGGTGTAAAGTATCAGCAGATTGCCATTCCACCCGAGGAGGCGCAGTTCCTAGAGACGAGGAAGTTCCAGATCGACGAGATTGCGCGGCTCTACCGTGTACCGCCGCATATGGTAGGAGACTTGGAGAAATCCTCGTTTTCGAACATCGAGCAGCAGTCCCTCGAGTTCGTCAAGTACACGCTGAACCCGTGGGTCGTGCGGTGGGAGCAGTCGCTGCAGAAAGCACTGCTGACGGACAAGGAGCGGAAGGATTACTTCATCCGCTTCAACGTGGACGGGCTTCTGCGTGGAGATTACAAGAGCCGCATGGAGGGCTATGCCATCGGGCGGCAGAACGGATGGCTCTCGGCAAACGACATCCGCTGCCTTGAGGACATGAATCCCATCGAAGCAGACGAGGGTGGAGATCTGTATCTCATCAACGGGAATATGACAAAACTGAGGGATGCGGGTTTATTCGCCAACAAGAAAGGAGAGGGCGATGAAGCGTAAGTTTTGGAATTGGGTACGGAACGAAGGAGAGAAGCGGACATTGCTTCTGGATGGTGAAATCTCGGACGAAACATGGTGGGGCGATGAAGTCACACCTCAGATGTTTCGATCTGAGCTTCACGCCGCCGAGGGAGATATTGACCTTTGGATCAACTCTCCGGGCGGGGACTGCTATGCGGCGGCACAGATCTACAATATGCTCATGGAGTATAAGGGAAATGTCACCGTTAAGATTGACGGGATTGCCGCCTCTGCTGCATCCGTTGTTGCGATGGCAGGATCAACGGTTGAGATTTCTCCCTTGGGGATGTTGATGATTCACAATCCAATGACTGTTTCCATCGGCGATACACACGAGATGGAGCGGACAATCATGTTCCTTGCCGAAATCAAGGAGAGCATCATCAACGCCTATGAACTCAAGACGGGGCTATCCCGTGCGAAGATTTCACGGCTGATGGATGCCGAGACGTGGATGAATGCAAAGAAGGCGGTGGAACTTGGGTTTGCGGATTCTGTTCTCTATGCGGACGCACAGCGTCCTTTGACAGACACGGTGGACGGATTGATCTTCTCCCGTGCCGCCGTCACGAACTCCCTGCTCTCGAAATTCGGGCAGGGGACACACAATGTCGATGCAGAGCCTCTGAAAAGACGGCTCTTTTCTATTTCACATTAACGGAGGGAAAAAGATCATGGATAAGATCATGGCAATGCGCGAGAAGCGTGCAGAAATGTGGGAACAGGCAAAGCAGTTTCTGGATTCTCATGAGAAGGACGGGCATCTCACAGCCGAAGATGCCAAAGCATACGAGCAAATGGAGAACGAGGTGCTCACGCTCGGCAAGGACATCGAGCGCATGGAGCGTCAGGCAATTCTCGACGCGCAGCTTGCAAAGCCGACCGCAGCAGCGATTACCAATCTGCCGGGCGCAGGATTCGCCTCTGAAAAGACAGGTCGTGCAAGCGAGGCATACCGTGCAGCAATGCTGAAGGCACTCCGCACGAACTTCCGGCAGGTAGAGAACGTCCTGCAGGAAGGCGTGGATGCAAACGGCGGCTATCTCGTTCCCGAGGAATACGATAAGCGTCTGATCGACGTTCTGAATGAGGAGAACGTCCTGCGCCCGCTTGCGACGGTAATCACCACGAGCGGGGAGCATAAGATCAACATTGCCGCTACAAAGCCTGCGGCATCGTGGATTGAGGAGGGTGCACAGCTCACCTTCGGGGACGCGACCTTCGACCAGATCGTTCTTGACGCGCACAAACTCCACGTCGCGGTCAAGGTGACGGAGGAGCTTCTCTACGACAACGCCTTCAACCTTGAGAGCTATCTCATAGAGCAGTTCGGCAAGGCACTCGGCAACGCAGAGGAGGATGCCTTCCTCAACGGAGACGGCACGCACAAGCCGAAGGGACTTCTTGCCTCGGCAAAGACATCCGTCACCACGGCGGCGGCAGACCTCAAGGCAGACGAACTTGTGACGCTCGTCTACAGCCTCAAGCGTCCCTACCGCAAGAATGCGGCGTTCATCGTCAATGACCAGACGCTTGCAAGCATTCGCAAACTCAAGGACGCGAACGGTGCGTATTTCTGGCAGCCGTCCTACCAGATGGGGGAGCCCGACCGTCTGCTCGGCTATCCCGTCTACTCTTCGGCATATATGCCTGCTGTCGAGGCAGGCAAGACCGTCATCGCGTTCGGCGATTACTCCTACTACAACATCGGGGATCGCGGCACCCGTGCTCTGCAGGAACTCAAGGAACTCTTCGCGGGCAACGGTATGATCGGCTATGTCATGAAGGAGCGTGTGGACGGAAAGCTCGTTCTTGAGGAAGCCGTGCAGACGCTTAAGATGAAGGGTTGATGTATGTTTGCGGCAAAGAGGGGAGGTGGTTCTATGCTTGTGCCGCTCGCAGCAGTCAAGCAGTATCTGCGGATTGACGGCGATGAGGAGGACGATCTCCTCATGCATTTTGCAGAAACGGCAGAACAGATTTGTACTGCATTACTGCGCGTGAAGAAGCTGTCCAAGGTTGAAGATCAGGCGATTGTGCGCGTTGCAATCCTCTATGCCGTCTCCTATCTCTATGAGCACAGAGAGGAAGCGGATCACAGAGGGCTTGCGCTGACACTGCGGTCACTCCTCTTCGGTGTGCGGAAGGAGGTCTTTTAGGTGAGAGTGTCAATGAGTGAACTGCGTCACCGAATTTCCATTCTGCGACCTGTGACGGATACGGACGATGAGGGGAATATCCTCGCGCAAACAACGCAGGAAGTAGGAAAGGCGTGGGCACTCGTTCTGCCCTTTGCCGCAAAAATCTCGGACGGATATGCGGAGAAGGTGCAGGAGGTGGATCATCGTGTCGTTATCCGTTACCGTGCGGATGTACGAGTGACGGATCGTATCCGTTGGGGAGATAAAACACTCACACCTATTGCGCCGCCCTATCCGCTTGGAGGGAAGAAACGGTGGCTTGTTCTGGAATGCAGGGAGTTGGTGGAAGATGGCTAGATATCGAGGATTCGTCTCTGCCGAGAAAATCCTCTCGGAACTCGGCGCAGAGGCGACGGCTGCGGCAAAGGAGGCACTCGCCGCCGGAGCGGACGATGTGGTCGCAGAGGCAAAGAACCGCTGTCCCGTCTATACGGGAACAGATAAGCGCGTGGTAAAGGGCGCACTGCGCGACTCCATCCATAAGCGGCTGCGACGCAAGGACGGCTCTGTTTGGAGGATCGCAGCGGATGCGGAATCGCAGGACGGTGTGCCATACGGTGTGCTTGTCGAGTTCAGCCCGCGCATCAACAAGCCGTTTCTCTATCCCGCGCTTGACGCAAAGAAGGACGGTATCCGCTCTGCCATTGTGGATGCCGTGCGGTCTGCGATACGGAGGAGAGGAAGATGAGTGTTGCACGAGCCGTATATCAGGCGCTTTCTCATTCACGCGATGTGACGCAGATTCTTGCACACGGGAAGAAGAGCATCTACCACGGACGCAGCCCCGACGCAGGGACATACCCGATCATCGTCTATTCGGTGATCTCCGATGTTCCAGCACTCTCGGCCGATGGCACGGAACTGGAACGCCGAATCACGGTGCGTATCCATATTCTGACGAAGGATGGACGGTTTCGAGAGATTCATAAAGCCGTACAGAACGCGCTTTTGCCGCTCGGATTTGTGCGGGCGCAGACGCAGGAACTTGTCGAGAAAGATATATTCGTGGAGATTACAGATTACAGAACAGCAATGGAGGGAGAATAAAATGCCAAGTCCAACACCAACAGGAAAGCCCACAGGGAATCTTACGAGCGGGCAGTTCATCAACATCCAGAAACTTCACATCGCAAAAATGCTCACCGATCCGGCAGGAGGGGCAGCGACCTACGAGGCTCCGATTCCGCTCGGGAAGCTCTTGCGCAAGGTGGACATCAAGCCGCAGACGAATCAGGCGGAGCTATTTGCCGACGGTCAGTCCGTGGATACGGCATCCAATACCGCATCCTACGATCTGACCTTTGACACGGCTGCTTTGCCGCTTGAGTATGTTGCATATCTCCTTGGACACAGTATCGAGAACGGTGTGATGAAGGCGGGGAAGGATGACGTTGCGCCGTACTTCGCTGTCCTCTTCCAGTCGGACAAGCGCAACGGCAAGAAACGGTTCACTAAATTCTACAAAGTCCAATTCACGGAACCCTCCGAGAGTGGCAACTCGAAGCAGGAGAGCATCCAGTTCGATACGCCGACACTGACGGCAAAGGCGATCTACCGACTCTCGGACGGGCTGTCCTACGCCAAGGCAGACGAGGAGGCGGCGGGCTTTGCCGCTGAGACGGGGACGAAGTGGTACGAGCAGGTATGAGGGAGCGGATCATGGAAAAACCAACGCTATGGATTGCGGGCAGGGAGATCGTGCCGAATCCTCCGAAGATGAAGGTATGGCGCGAGTTCCTTGCTTTTTTTGATGCAGAGAAACAGGACATGGATCTTGAGACGTTCTTGGACGAGCACGTCCGACTGATCGTTCTCGGATTCGGCAGGGACGAAGTGACGCGGGAATCGGTGGAGGAGAATGTCGATGTTGCGGACATTGTGCTGCTCACTCGTGCACTCTTTCGTTGGATTCAGTCGCTGACGTTTTCCAAACTGGTGAACCTCCCAAACGAGGAGACGGGGAAAGAGGCGTAGTTCTTTCTCCGTACCGGAACTTACTGCGTTACTACGAGCGGCTGCAGTCCGCCTATGGGTGGACGATGCAGGAGATTGACGGGCACGAGATTGCATTTCTGCTCGATCAGCTTGTAGTGACCGCGCTTTGTGAGCA